CTATTTCGGTGGTATGACAATGGAAGAAATATTGTTTGAATTATAAAATTGTCGATCTAATTTTCCGCATATCATACCTAATTCCGTATTTTGTTCGTATGTTTGAATACGTCCGTTCTCTAAACCTCTAATCACACCAGTATGTCCATAAGTAGGATCAGCAAACCATGAACCCACTTGTCCACCTCTTGCCCAATTAATAATTGCACCAACTACTAATTGATCATATCTAGGATTTTGAATAACTTTCCAACCAACAGCAGACCAATCATAGGCAATACCAATATCAGATGCTGCAGAAGTATTTCCTATCACATGAGTTAAACCATATTTTGTTCCAGCACCCATGCCACAACCACCCAGATATCCTGAATATTCTGCAGACAAGCCATAACACTGACCATTACCAATTCTTTGTCCGATCAAAGATTCTAAATGTTTTAGTCCTGCTTCTCCAGTAGCTCCTCCTGGTTTTAAATCTTTAAATTTGTTATACCAGTTAACTGCATAATCCTGACGTTCAGGATGTGTCGCTGCCGGACGTTCATAGTTTCGTTCAAAAGCATATGCTGCTTGTCTTGGATCAGTACAGGCCTTAAATCCATCAACCGTCGTAGGTTGTACTACGCCCATCCATTGTCCGTTTGTAAATGTCCAAATAAGCAATCGAACTTGTGCATCTAAGCTCGTTATTGGTTCTTTAATACCTGCAGCATTAAATAAGTTTTGAACATAAACTTTTCCATCCCATGTTGCTGGACCAACAAGAGGATATGAAGAACCATCCCACTGAACTAATCCGTATGCTGGTCCACCTATTTGAACAGTATCAGGATCAAAAGTTCCTCCTGTTTCTTGTTGAATGTTCCCCAATATTCCACATGCAGATTGTTTCGTAAATCCGTTATTACACAAAATATCGTATATTCTCCAAGCTCTCTTTTCTGCATCTGTTTTTAATTCATCAGGATACCCACCAGGTGTTTCTCCTCCGCCAGATGGGCCGCCATTTTGTCCTGGTATCACTTCTTTACCTCTAACAGTAAGTTTTCCCTGAATATCTAAATCACCGAAATAATATGCTTTTCCGTTTCCTAATAACACAAATCCTTTTTCTGCAGTTGGAGAAATTAAAATGTATTTTCCATCGCCATTTGTACGTATTACCAAAGAATTTTCCTCAAGAGGTGTAGGTGTTACAGCATTTGGAAATGGATTTCCTGCTGAATCTGTTGTTCCAATCGTTCCAATGGATTCTTTTCTATTCCAGAATTCCATACCTTTTTTGGTTAGCTCCATGATTTTTTTGTTTTCATTCCAAATTTGAAGTGTGCCTTTTACAAGTTTTAACACATCACCATAAGCATTAAAGGAAGTTTCGAATACTTCTGCATTTATTGTTCCTACTTTGATGAAGTCAGCAACAATTTCTCCTTTTGATGTGATAGCAATACCGAATGGGCCATTTATGCCATTATCTGAATAACCTAAACCTTTCAAATTCCATCGCCAAACACGCTTTGCACTAGCCACATTATCAGTATCCATAATAAGTATCTCGGATGGTGCTTTCTCTGGACGAAAAACGACATGTCCACCAGAATTCCCAGTGATCCATGCCGTTGCATTGAGTACGTTTTGCACTAATGTTTCTGTCCGATTATCGATTTTCTTTTTGAGTTCTTGAGTTTGAGAATTCACTGTAGAAGTATAAAGAGTTAAATCATTTCCCAATACTAGATCTTTATACTTTCCTAATGTAGGAAAGTATGTATATTCAACTACTCGCTCAGTGATTTCAATATCAAGTTGTTTTGCTCTTACATGAACAACATCACCAAAGCTTAGAGTTGAAAGCTTCCGATACATTTCACCGTATTCCAAAGTATGTTCTAGCGAGACCATGCTAACGGTATGAGTTGCTTTAGGTTCATGAATACGATCATTTTCAAAAAGTGTATTTCCCCATTTCTTTAGTTCGTCGATTGTTTTACAATCTGAATTCTCTCTTTTACCTATGCGCCGATTTTCATCCGTTACTCCATCTATTTCTAAAAATCCATAGGTGATAGGGTCTTTGTCTTCGTCATAATCATTGTCAGGAACACCACCAACCAGAAATAAACTGTTTACAATAGATTCTTCGTCTATTTCTTCCTCAATAGCTTCGAGATTTAAGCCGAAATCAATTCTAAATCCATTATCAGCTCCAATTTGTTTGACTAAATTCAAATCATAGTTATTCATATCTAATTCTGCACTTGCCACACTAGCCAAATTTTCATTTCCATTATTCGAACCAATAATAGCTTCAACTGGTGCTACTTGTTTTGCAGTGAACTGATGTGTTGTTCCAACGTTTGAAAGATAATTGAATTTTTGTGAGAATGCCAAACTGGATTTTAGATTGTTCATGATTTGCGTTCCATTGCCATTATCTGTGAAAGACTCGATAATAAAATTTTTATTGGCCATAAAACCAATATGCCTTGCGGTTACTGAAACAGAATTCAGATTCTTTTTGACATTGTATATCTCAAAATACTGCCATGATCCATCAGGTACTTTTGCTTTTATGAAATTTCCTTTTTTTAGGTAAGAGCGAAATTCACCCTTTCTAGAATAATTTCCATAAAAACGATATTGTCCATTCAATACACGATTGATTTCTGGCAAATCTTCCCAATCAAGTAAAACAATTCCATTGGTATTCAAATCGTCAGGCATTTCTTTATAAGCATAAATGAACTCCTGTTTCACAAATAAACACTCCTTCTCCATAACTTGATTTTTGAAAATGAGCCACTAACCTTGATAAGATTTTTCCCTGGACTCAACGTTGGCCAATCTCCTTTTGTAAATAGTGGTAAATCCTCTTGAATTGATTTACCCAATTCAGTATCAACAGTAAATGTACTTGCCAACGTATTTAGTACAGTAAGGCTCTCGTCACCAATTGTTAGTGTGATGTCTCCTCCGCTCGATTCAATCTCAAAATAAGGATGTGCTACCTCATCGCCTGGATCGTATACCTCGATTTCATTTGTGCTAAATTCAATTGGTTGTTCATTCAGCTTTCGCTTAAATGGTTGACATCTAAACGTGACAGTAAACGTATAAAAGAAGCCCCATTCGTTTTCGAATTTGACTTCTTCGCCTATATTACAAATAGCATCTAAATATTTATCTGGATCATTATGCGTAATTAGTCTACTACTTCCAGAAAGCCACTTTTTGACCTCTCGAAGTTTAGAATGGGGAATAGTGATATTCTCAATTTTTAAGTCAAAAGATTCATAATCACCAAAGGTTTCATTCAATTCACCATTTCTACCTTGAACAGTATATGTTTCATATCTTTTAGCTGGCATGACCTCAGGAAGTTCACTCTCGATAATACAATTCATATCGAGAGTAGCATTTAAGTTTTTCCAGATAAAATTCGGCTCATCTGGTTTCATGAATCGTTGACTCATTCCGGAACACCTCCCAAATCATAAATAGCTTGTCGATTAGCTCTTGCAAATTTACGGTTCATTCGATCTAATTCTGATGGGTTATTTGCATCAACTTTTGCAATATGGATATGCTGTTCAATATTACCGCCAGAAACTTTTCCGCCAATACCTCTACGTTTTTCTTCGTCAGATAATGGAGTAACCGTTGTTTTTCCATTCTTTGCAGTCAATAACTCTGGACCAGCTTCCCCAACAATCGCTTGACCATTGATTAAATGACCACCTTGAGCTAAATAAGGTAGTTTAGATATAGAAAATGATTTGCCGCCGATACCAGGAACCCATTTTGGTATTTTGATATTATTCAGTCCACCAATAAATCCATTAATCAAACCAATCATGGCATTGATAGGAGCTTTTCCCACAGCAACAATACCATCGAAAATACCTCCAAAAATATCCACAACACCTTGCCATGCTTTTGACCAATTCCCAGTAAATACTCCTGTTACAAAATCGATAAATCCATTGAAAATTCGTTTTCCAGCATTAAAAAAATTGTTGAAATTTGCTACAATCCCCCCAAAAACATTACTAATAAATCCACCTACAAAATTAAATATCTCAACGGCTACATCTGATACGCCTTTGAAGAAAGCATTTACCCCATCATGAAACCATTGAACATTATTATAGGCCCATACTAACCCTGCAATTAATGCTCCTATTGCAATGACAGCTATTGCTACCCAACCTCCGGTTAAACCAAATAAATCAGAGAGTCCTCCCCACACTTTTTTAAACCCTTGAACTCCTTTAACAAGATTAGATACCGACCCCGCCAATGTTCCTAAAACAACAAGAGCAGGACCAACTGCAGCCGCTATAAGTCCAATTGTTACAATCCAATTTTTAGTATTTGTATCTAAACTTTGAAACCATTGTGCGAAAGATTTAACGGTATCAGCAGCCATTTGAATATACGGAGCAAATACTTCGCCAACATCTGCTCCGGCTAGCATAAGCTCATTCATAGCACTTTGATAAGTCACTGTTTCTTGCATTTGATCTGATAAATTTTTCCCAGCACCAGTCACATCATCATAACTGCCTTTTACACTTTCCGTTTCTTTAGATAAGCCAGCCATCGCTTCAATTACCTTTGTAGCATTATCTTCCCCTAAAGAGCCAAATATTGTGGAAACAAGAGTTGCTTTCTCTGTGTCATCACCAACTTGAGAAATCTTTTTAGCTAAGGCATCAAATATTTCTTCATTGCTTGCGCCTCCATCTTTCATAGTATTATAGAGTTCTTGCCACTCTCCACCTAATTCCTCAACTGCTGATTGAATTGAGCCGTCAGAGATTCGAATGCCAAACTCTTTTGCCAAGTCATTGACCTTATCAAGATTGTACGCGCCACCTTTTAGTCCTGAATCTAACACTTCAAACATTTCTTGAGCTGAATAACCATTTTGTTTAAATTGAATAGCATATTCAGCTAAGTTATCACCTAACTCATGTGATTTATCTAAACCATTTTGAGTAGCTACTGTAATCATATCCATCGCTTCTTGACCAGACATTCCATAATTCGTCATCAAAGCATTGGCGCCTTTTAACGTCTCTTCCATATCAGAATCGAATGTTTCTTCTAAAGATTTTGCTTGTAAAATAATATCTTTTATAGATTCAGAGCTTTCGTTTTTTAATTTTGGCATTTGATTAATTAACTGGATAACAGCTTCTTTAGATTCATCAATGCTATCAACCATACCCGAAGCAAAAACATCTTTTACTGCTTGATTTAAATTTTTTGCTTCTGACTCTGTCATACCAAATGCTGCTTGAATTTGTGTTTGAGCTGTATTCAATTCATTCGCTGTCTTAGTCCCGATGGCCGCAATTCCAACTAAAGGAGCCGTAATTCCTACAGATAGTTTCTTACCAACACCTGAAATTTTATCACCAACTTCTTCTATTTTTTGAAGTTTTTTTGCGGTATCAACAGAAACATTCCCCTGTTCTTTTAATGCATCATTAGTTTGCTCTAATGCAGAACGCAGTTTATTTTCTCCTGTTTCAGATTCCAAAAGTCTTTTATAGAGTTTTTGAGATTGGTCTGAATATTCACCAGTTTCTTTAACTGATTTTTCATACTCTTCCCTTAACATCTGGGTTCGCTTTTCTGCTAAAGAAAGTTGTTTTTCTAATTTTTTCTTAGCAGCTGTTAATTTCTCTGTTTGAGTTGCATCCTTATCCATGGCAGACACTTTGTTTTTGTACTCAGTAGCTGCTAAGTTCATTTCTTTATTGATTTCTTTAATTGTTTTTGAATAGCTAACTTCGCCATTCGTTTTAAAATTTAAAACAACATCTGATTCTTTCCCTGACATTTTAGCGCTCCTTTCCTACCACCAAGGACTCTTATCCATAGTTATGGATTGAGGTGGCTCAAACTCAGTATTTTGTTGTAACCACTGTAGGTATGATTTCAGCCACAAGTTAGGCGTAGATTTCAAAAAGAAACTCTCACTCCAATTTAATAGAGTGAGAGCAACATAAATATAAAAACTCCAAGGAGTTCCTATTTCTTCCGATTCTTTTTGTTTTTCTTTCTTTTTGCTTGCGCTTTTTGAAAGTCTTGTGGCTTCTTGGATTTTTTTAGGTCTTCTACCTGAAATGTCTGACTAGCAAAAATTTCCATACAGGTACTATAAGCAGACAACACCTCTCCACTCATTCCTAAGAATTTAAAAATAGTTTCTGGATCTTCCTCTAAACCACCAGTGCGCAACATTGCATAAATCAAGGCACGCATGATTTTTAAGTCACTAGGTGATAAGTTAGCAGAAGAAATTTTTCCTTCTTTTTTATATAGCATGGCATTCATATCAGATTCGAATTGCGAATAATCTCCACCATATACATCTGCTATAAATTCCATTGTTTGCATAGTAAATGAGATAGGTAATTCTACCCCTTGAATAGTGACAATAGCAGAATTTTTTAAGTCTTCAACGTGAATTCCATAATCAGATAACCGAGCCATTAACCTGCACCTCCAACTTTAGCCAATGTTTTCCACTGTTCTTCATCGTATACAGGTTGAGCAATGAATTTATTAAATAATTCTAGAGAAGCTCCGTCTCTATTTGAATCAAAGCTTGAATACATTACGTTGTTATACTTCAATCCAGATGAAATGAAGTTCGCAGTTACATCATCAATTTTCGTTTCATCATCAGCAGTAGCATATTCTTCATCAATAACATTGGACAACTGTGTTTTGGGATACCAAACAGCTTTCTTTCCACCGTTTTCAATATTTCCAATAAAACCAAATGCGAAATAAGGAAATTCACGAGCAGTATTTTTACCAAAGGTTACACCACTTTCAGCAATCAAACCTTTCAATTCGTCCATAACAGCAATTGGAATTCCTACATGATCCAGAGCTAACTCATGTTTTGTTTCTCGACTTACACGCCGAAACATTTTACTAGATGCCCATTTTTCAAGAGCTGTTCCATTTCCCTTTATTCCTAATTTTGTAGCAATTGGCAAACGAACAATCTCGCTATAAGTTGGTGCTTCTCCAACAGTATCAGGAGTAGCCATCATACCAATCAATATATCGTCTAATCCTTCAAAATAGAAAGTATCTTGCTTTCCCACTTAGATCATCCTTCCCACATTTTAATAATTTTCTTTGTCATAATTTCTTCAATCTGTTGCTTATTTTGCTCATATGTTCCACTTGCAAAATGTTGAGCGCGTTGCTTTGTTGTCCCATTTTCAGCAAAACGCCAATAAAAGGCTGTATCTTCAAATTGGACTTTTACTCGATCATCTTCTACTACAACTTTTACATGATCTTTCATATGTTTTTTCTTTAATAATGACTTAGGTATCTTAGGCAATAGTTGCTTCATGTAAAAATTAGCAGCTTCTTCTAAAGATTCTATTGATATTTTTTTCGGATCTACCTTTGAAAGGTTTCCTAAATAATCCGACATTTCAGAAAAACCATTCTTATTACTTAGCATTTTCCACACACCTCACATATGTGTAATAGTTGGTCACGGTATCGTCGTTCTCATCACCTTGTATACCTGTAAAATCTGAATATGGAATACCAGCATTTTGTAATGCTTCTTCAATAACAGCTAAATCCTGTTCTGTTCCAAGTGTGAAAAAAGAAATTTGATAATACGGTAATTTTTTATAGACTTTACCGGATGCCATTTTTTTACTGTTACTCACATTTGAGTACACGATGTATGGATACATCGTTCCTAATCTGGCTTTGTCTCTGAACACTGGTAACTTCGTTGATTTCAGAGCTGTTTTCAATTCATCAAAGCTAATCGACATAAGCTAAACTCAGCTCCATTTCTCTTGTATCGGGATTCGTATAAATGCGAGTAATGTTATACGTCACAGAATCAATTTTGAGCGCACTGAATTTCTCTGTGATAGATTTATCCCATCTTACTCTAATTCGCCTGACAACGTCCGTCTTGGCTTGCTGTGATAAATATTTTTCTTGAGAAGTCACACCGAGTTCTTCATAGAATATTGGGCGCTTAAATTCGTAAATTGTAGTTGGACGATCGTTTCCGTCTGTTCCTGTTTTGATGTCTAGCAATTCGGCTTTCCATCTGAGATTATTAGTCTGTCTCTTCGGCATTTTGAATCGCTCCTTGCACGATAAATGGCGTCATAGCATTCATAGCTTTGTCGAGTTCATCCTCTGAAACTCTATATTCATAGGCAATGCCGGCAACCATCAAAATAAGATATTCTTGTTGGCCACCAGTTGCTGTTTTGACATAATCTTTTGCCATATTTAAATAAAAAGAGAGCAAAGAATCATCCATGCCCTCTTCAAAATGAATATGTGATTTGAATTTTTCCTCTAAAGACAATTCTTTAGTTTGATTCTCCATCTTAATCACCAACTGGTTTTGTAATTTCGTAGCGATATACCGCTGGTTCAAATGGAGAATAAACCAATTGGCCATCTAGCAAGTTGTAAATTTGAAATCCAATTTGATTTTTACCAGAGAATTTTTCAACAAGTTTTTGAATTTCCAAGGCACCAATAACTTCTTGAATTTTGAACGCAGAAAAATCACCAAAATATAAGATTGGCGTATCTGGTTCGCCTTTTTTATCTGCTGCATCTGTCCAATCCACAGGATAGCCAACTAATTGGTAACCTATTCCACCTTCTGCTTGTGTAAATGGACGCAACAAAGGAAATCCATCATCTGTTTTCATTTTTTCAATAGCAGTCAAAGCAGCTCGATTAATAATAAAGCGTCCCTTTTTCATCACTTCTGTCACTGGTGTATTTTTAAATTCGATTAATGCATCATATAATTTTTGCCCAGCACCTGCAGCAGTTAGATCTAAAGTTTTTTCAAATGCTACAGCCTTTTTGGCTAATGCACCAGGATTTTCATTTCCAGCGTCATCACCATTGAACATATAATTGATTTCTTTACGCACATAAGCTTTTTTCAATTCTTCCACAACAATATCTTCAACTGGAACACCAGACATTTTTAGTAATTTTTTAGTTACTGTTGCCAAAGCATCGAATTCGGCAGGATCAAGCAAAATTTCATCAAACTGAATAGCTGTTTCAGCAATATCAGTTGAACGCTCTTTCTTGTTTACATTCGCATCTGCTTTCTTCACAAGAATTGGATATTTGACATCTCCTGATGTTCGCACCACTGTTCCGTATTTACGAAGTAAATTTTCTTCTTGAGCATAAGTAATAACTTCAGATGCAATTACTTCTGGGACAGTAACTGAACCGTTGCCAGCTTCAATCCCTAAAGCTCGAGCTTCTGCTTCAGAAATATTTCCAACTACAAAATTAGCAAATGCTTTTCGTAGTTGTTGATCTTTTTGTTTCTTGGTCATTTTTGCACGTGCCTCCAATCCGTTCTTAATTGATCCAAGTAATCCATCTCGTTGCTGTTGAGTAATCATTCCAGAACGATTTTCTGAACTATCTTCACTGTCTGAATCTTCTTCTTGATCGTTGTCTTCACCAGAACGGCTTTCGTCTGAATCCGTACTATTCGATTGATCATCTGTATTGTCGTCTGTTTCATCAGTTCCAGAATCTGCGCCTAATTCGTCTTTAATTCCGTTCAATTCATCAATAACACTATCAATTTCTTCTTTCACGGCTTCTAAATCTGCTTCACGTAATTCCTCAGATTCAATTTTTTGGCGTAGTTCAGCTAAACGTTGTTCGCGACGTGCCTTCATTTTTTTCAATAATTCTTTGTCCATAATAGTTTCCTCCTACGCTTCTAGCGCTTGATTAATTTTTTTGATTAATTCTTTTCTTTGTGCAATATTTTTTTCTAAATCATCACGGCTCCTTAGCGCTGCCTCTGTATCTTCATAAGCCGGCAAAGGAACAATAGAAACTTCATATAATTCCACTTCGCTAATTGTTCGAAGCATAGGTTCTGAATTGTAATCCCATGTTTCTTCAGTTGGTACAAATCCAAAACTACATTGATTAATGTCTCCGCGTTCCATAGATTTAACCAAGTCTCTTGCTACCGTTGTATCTGGCAAATCGACTTCGAATTTCAAACCATGATCGTCTTCTGACAATCGAAGGGTTCCGCTTTTGGTTCGCCCTAGTACATTAGACCAATCGTGATTAAATAAGCAACGTACATCGGAGTTACTAATCGTTCTAGCAAAAGCGCCTGGTGCAATTACTTCACTCAAATCGTCCCATAATAGTGTTGGGCTATTGAATACAGCAGCATATCCACTAATGGTCCTCGTATGAGTTTCTTCATCAGAACGCGTTGAAAGGTTGGTGATGTCAATCGTGCGAATTTCCTTCTTCTTCATTTCCCTCACCTCCTTTCAAGTCTTGATCATTCGTTGGTAAGGAATCATCTGTTGCATTTTTCTGGCCAATCCTAGATAAGTCATTTGAAATATAGATAGCTTGTGTTTCTGGAGTATTCTGTTTAGGAAAACCAAGCATTTCTGCCACGTTATCTGGACTTGTAATCCCGGTACGAACGATGTTGTAGCCAATATTTGTTTTTGTTGAGTAAGGAACAAAATCCAAAATATTAATTTTCCATTCCACTCTATAGCCAGAATTAGGCATAAAAAAAGAGCGGTGTAATGTTCGCTCTTGTTTTTCAATATTGGTTTGATTGCTTTGTTGTGCAGATACATCATCGCTTTTTCAATATCTGTCTTCATCAGCGATTGATACGTATCAACATTGATTCCTAGAAATTTTCCTAAGTCTTTTTTGTAAACACCTAAATAGTTCAAAATTGCCGCATCATCAACAGGACTTTTTAATGTCTCGATGGAATATCCTTTTCCCAAAGGAATCATCTTAACAGAATGATCACTCTCATTTTGCGTTCCTTCCAGTTGATCCAATATAGCTTTGACAATTTTTGTTTGGGCGCTATTATTTGGATTGATGTGGGCGTCTAGTTTAAGCATGAACGCAAGTAAACCGCCTTTAGTATATTTATCCGTCAAAACTTTTTCAGCGCTCAGAACGCCTTCCAGAGTGTTTCTTGCAAGATCAATTATTCCAGCACCTTTTAATGAATCAGTTCCGATGTTCTTAATGTGTCGAATCATTTGACCAGGTATTTTTTGACCATTCATTTCAAATTCTTCTTGAAGTCGTTCATTGATCTTAGTTGTTACACCGTACGCCAAATGGAGTTGATCCCTATCCGTTAATGGGAATGTCTCACCATTGATCAATAAAGTATTTGTTTCCAATTTAGTAAATTCGAATCCGGTCAAATAATCATTTGGACTCTTCAAAATCTTTAGCAAGTGATGATCTTTGACTTCGTTGCCATCAGGACCAATAACAATCGGTGTGGCCAATGCCACCTGATTGGATATGTCTTGAACTAATTCATAAACATCAGAAGATTCCATGATAGATGAATCCGTCACATATCTTTGACCATAACGTGTGTAGTGTCCAAAAATATCCTCGATATATCCACGTTTTTCCATAAAAGAATAAACTGCATTCGATAACCGATCACGTAATTTCAATTTTTCTCACCGCCTTTCTATTTATCTATAAATGGAACTTAGATAATCATCTAACTCATCCGAATCAATATCTGTCATTTGATTCATCGTTTCCTTATGACCGCACAAAAACGCCACGAACCCATCAATCTTTTTCTTTGATTGGCGTTTACTTGGCGCTTTTTGTCCATTGATGTTAGTAATTGCTACAACGTTTAAAGTGCAATATAGGAATAATGGATTATCAAATTGAATCCGTTTCTCATAAAACAACCGCTCGACATCGTCAAAAGGTGCATTCAATACTTTAGGATATTGGGCAACCTCAACGCATTCCAATCCTAAGTTTTCTAGTTTCTCAACAAGTTTATCGCTCATTGCTGGATCATAATTTACTTGCTGAATATCATATAAATCCATGCAGTCCTCTATGTACTGCAAAATCTGATCTTGATCAATCATTTTTCCATCGCAAAATTCAACGAAACCTTGTTCAGCCAAATCACTGTAAGGAACATTATCTTCTTTTTCTCGAAACTCTAAATCTTCATTCGGAATAAAATAGAGTTGCTTTACTTTAAGAACCGCTTTACCATCTTCATCCCATGTTGGGAAGTTTAAAGATACACAGGTCAAATCTCGTGTACGTGATAAATCTAAACCGATATAACATGGTTCGCCACTTAAATCACCAAGTTCTTGTGTGGTAACTAAACATGGCTCTACTTGATCCTGTTCAAAGAAATTATCCGCGCCGTTCACAAATACATCCAAGTGTTTCGTTAGAAATTCAGCTTTGGAATGAGCTGACCGTTGCGCTGTTTTAAATGCCGATTCTAAAGCAGATAAATCGACTGATATTCCCCAGTTAGGATTGCACATTTCCCAGACTTTTCTATCCGTCCAATCATAATTTTTATTTGGCTCATAGATTAGAACAAAGTTTGAATCATTATCATCGCGTTTCAACACTTCTTTTGCTTCGCGATATACACGCATTCCAACAGACGACGAACCTTTCCCAGCAGTTGAGATATTAAACATCAATGGCTGTGGTAAAGATATTTGAGCAGACTTAAAATTGTCATACTGTTCCATTTTCTCTTGCTTATGCAATTCATCATTCAACACAAAATATGGATTTGAACCCTCAATGTTATCAATATTCTTCGTTTGAACAATAAATTTATTCGAGTAAGCCATATCTTTATGAATATAATCATAAGTGATACTAGAAACAGTTCCCTTTGGTCCTTTAAATATTTTTGTTCCTTCAAGTAGAATTGGATTGTTTAAGATGGTAGCCGCAAAAGGTTTAGCAGCATATTGAGCTTGAGCAAAATCAGAGGCGCACGCATAACAATCGACTGATAAAGCACCTTCACCGTACATTGCATAACCTAATGAACCTACGGCAATCAATGTTTTACCATTCTTTTTTGGGATTTGAACATAAGCCTCACGAGTAACGCGAACAGTTTGTCCTTTTTCATTTTCTTTAACCCAACCATAAATCCAAGAATAAATAAATTTTTCCCAGGATTCTAAAAGAAATGGTTTTCCTACCATTTCTCCTTTTGTGTGAACAATAAATGTTTCTACCCAATCCATCATTTCATTCGCCCGATCTACATCAAACCAAATGTCTTTTCTTTTTTTCCACCTATACCAACGATCTATTGCTAAACGAACGGTTTTAGGATACTTCTTAGGTTTCTTTCTTACTTCTTTTGCAAATAAATCAGCATAATTTACACCAGGTTCAATCATTTTTCAGCACCTGCCTTCTTACGCCATTTATTTCTGTGCGCTGCTAGTTCATCTACTGGTTTTACTTCCGGACGTGTAATTTCTTCATCTTTTCTTGCAGTCGATCCTCCAGTAATTTGTCTACCAGTTTTTGCTTTGTTCGTTAAGCCTAATAAATCCAGAGCTTTCATCTTCTTATCTGCCCAAGTTTCTACTTGTTGCGCTAACGGATGTTTTGATTGATTAGTAGCACCTGATTTATTCGTGAATTTTTGAGTTTCTGGAAAACCTTTTTCTTTCCACAATAAATATTTATGTTGGTATATTTCAAAAATATCCAGATATGATTCAATAAGCGGATCAAGAGTGATAGTGTACAAATCAGACTTACGCATTATTTCTAAGATACGAGCTTTTTCAGCACTTACTTTTTCATCAATAATCGCTTTACGTTGCGCTTTAGTCGTCATTTTTTTATACACCCCCCTTTGTTTTTGAAAAATTTGACCTAACGATGCACGTGACTCCCCGCTACCCTATCTCCCCACGCGAAAAAATTTTGAAAATGAATAGGGGGGCTTCAATTGAAATACGAAGGAAAAACTTTTTTGTCTTCCGTTTCGTTTTCAACAATTGGATGACATTTTGAACATAATAGCATGAGATTGTTTGGATCAAGCTTAAGCAGTTCGTTGTCTTTGATTGGTACAATGTGATGGACGTGTGCTCTCTTTCCAAATATGAACTGACCACACCGCTGACAATGACCACCTTCTCTTTCATAAATAAATTGACGCATATCTTTCCATGCTTGCGTTCGATAGAATGGTTTGTTCTCATGATGATAAACAGACTTTGCTTGTTGCTTCTTCTTACGTGATTTACTTGATTGCTTGTGTTCAGTACAATATATTCCCTTTGCTATCTTGTTCGTACATCCGTCAAACTGACAATACTTCATTCTGCTTCACGGATAAATTTTAGGATGTCGCCTTTTGCACGGATAGCGCCAGGAATATCAATACCATGTTTCTTAGCATATGCACGCAATTCTTTTGCAGTCATGTTGTCCAGTTCATCCGTTTCTTCAGCGAACTGATCATTAGTAGCTTCGTCTCCATCAAAGTCATTAGTAGTGTTGCCATCACTATCAAGAACTTCATTGCTATTAGTTATTGGTTCACCTTTGATAGTCATAAAACTTCCATCATCAATTAAGATTCCTTTTTCTTCCGTTACTTCAAAATCAGGTTCTTGACCTTTCGGAACCACAACAGTCTTTTTCTTTTCTGAATCCCAATACTCCGTTCCAGTAATTGATGATCTAATTTTTCTCATTACCATTTTGATTCTCTCCTTTGTAATTTGTACTGATTACTTTTGCACCCATACGTTTATACCAATCAACCTGTTCTTGTAAGTTTGGCAATGTTCTAGAAAGCAATGTGATAGTTAATTTCGAATGACCGCGTACTCCATCAGTAATATCAACATTGCAATAATTACCATTCCATACTGGCTTGATATTGCTGATCACAATATTTCCATCGCCATCTTTTATTTCGTTTTTAATCCAATGCCTACTGTTATCATCTTCAATTGCTTTTTTATAAACTTGCCCCATACCCGCTGGAACATCAAAAGTAAGTACAGCCTCATGAAAATCATTCATAGATAAAACTCCTTTCAAAATAAAAGAAGAGAAGCCTGATATACATCAGACTTCTCACACCTATTTTATCCAATCTCTAATTTCTTTTGCCATTTTATATGTTTTAGAAAATGTTGAGTTCTCTGCTAAAAAAATTTCGCCTTTTTCAGTCAGTTTTAAAAATCTATAAGTAGCAGGTAATAAAACATTGCTACCGTAAGTTCCACCAACAATGTAACTTTCATTTTTCAAAAAATTTAACTGGTCATTAAATTGTTCTTCTGAAATTCCCAATATACCAAAATCAAGATTTTCGTAATTTCCATTTTCAATTTCTTTTAAAATGGCATATCGTATTTTTTGGTTTTCTTTTATCATTTATGAATAGCCTCCTTTTCATAAATGAATTATACCATTTAAACAATTCATTTTGCTCATTGTAAAACAATAATAAACAGTAGCCATTGATAGAATAGATAAACACGAAAATTTAAAAGAAACTTTTCCATTTCCTTTTAGTTTATTTTTGATTATTGCTGTCTAATCAAAGCAATAGAAAAGAGCCACAGATACCAATTAATAAAACAGTTAGGATATCTTGGCTCTTTCATATTTTTTTGACACTAATAGAATATCATGCTGCAAACAATGTTTACATAGCTACAATGTTCGAACATTTAGTGAACATTGTAATTTTAGAATAAAGACAGCTGTTCTTTGTACTTCTCGCTATTGTAGAACTCGATTTCACTTTCTTTTTTACATCGATCAGCACGTCTTTGCTCATACTCGTCTATAAAATTCAGAGTTTTTCTTATTTCTGCATGTCGCTGTCTAACATACGATGGAGCGTAGTCGATTTCCTCTGCGATGTCTTCCAGCTTCATTCCGTCAATATATTTCATCTTTATGATTTGATTATCAATACCAGAAAAGCTATCTATTAGTAATAGCATTTCTTCCTTTTGATCATTTAATAGTCTCAATTCATTTTCTATCTTTTTGATGTTTTCTTCTAAAGAAGCTGATCTAGAATTTTTTTCGATACGGACGTCTGCTAAATCTCCATTGACCCATCGATTCAATTCAAGCTTACTTTTATTAAGATTCCACTTTAAGTAAAGAATCTGCTCATCAAGTTCTTGATAATCTTTTAACCACTGAAATCTCACAAACGCCACCCCTTATATGATAAAATAGTATTGCGCTGCTATCTCGAAAGAGGTGGCTTTTTTTATTTTTTCTTAGCCGTTCCATTCTGGATTGCCTTTTGTTCCAAACGACGTTTTTTCTTCTTGATTTTCGATTTTGTTTTTCCCATACAAACATCCTTTCTGGAATATATATCGTTCGATTTTTACTGTTTAACAAGAGATGACCAAATTTTATTGTTCGTTTTGAATCATCTCTTTGAAAAAATTTTAGTATTTTTGTAAGACCCCCTAAATCAGCTTTTTTTATTTGATATAATATCTTCACAAGGTATTTTACTTGTAAATTAAATCGAGGTGATAATAATGGAAATTGAAAATTTTGAACAAAAAAAACAGATTTTATCAAATTTATTAATTGATGGTTTTGATAACGCAAACTATTCACATAAACTTTTATTTAAAAGCGAGCTAGATGATGAAAAAGAATTTGATAAGCAAAAAGACTTAATGTGCGCCTTAACGTATTTAAATCAGGCTCACGCCAGCTTCACAAATGCCTACACCTTTATTGCTCTTAACGATGAACTTCTTGGTGGTCGTCAAGAATTTGACAACATATTACATCAGTTCACTGAATTTAATACAGAATTCTTAAATAATGTACGAACCAACCACAGCCATCAATGGAGTGATATAGAATTTAAGCGTTTAGTAGATTTCTTTGAAGCAGCAAGCGGTTTATTAAATGGCCACGAAAGAATTCAAGGTCTGATTAATGAGGCTAGAAAATAGACAATAATTGTTTCCCAGCCGACCTTACACGTCGGCTTTTTTGCTTTTTTTAACATTTCTAACTATTTAGCCGAGCAACTATTATTCGTTACGCGATATTCTTTTTTTATTTATCCCACTTGGTAAAAATCATTGGTTCCGGCATAATCTGATCATCCTTTAGCAACGCATCAGGATATTTTTTTCTTAGCTTCTTATTATTCGTATATGTTTTAAGCAACCATTGACTTGCTTCACTTTTGCTTTCACCGGAAAAATAAATTTTCCCTGTTTGGATGCCTGCAAGTTGAATCATCATTTCCACCTCAAATTAGATTTTTTTCTGCTAAATGGAGCAAAAGTAATCCGACATCAAGAATCTTTTGATCCATTATTTCAGCTACTTTGCTCGGCTTAACTCCTTGAGAAAAGAGCAAGCGTGCTTGCTCTATCTCTTCGTGAGTCCAAATAAATTTGGCTTCCTCAAGGATAATTACTGGATCAGTTGATCTCATTGTTCCTCTGGAAAAATGATGTCGTCCTTATGTTTGGACCAGCTATCTGCATATGGAGCAAAGTATTGTCTAGCTAGTTCGATTTGATCAATTAAAGCAGTCTCTGATAATTCATGATCTGCAGCAATTTCACTCATACTATCGCCTTCATCTAAACGGATAAGAACGTCTCGAATATTTACGGTGACATTTTCTGGTAGTTGTAATGTCGTTGCTGTTTTAATAAAATCATCAACAGTTTCTTTTGATACTAGGATTGTTACATTCTCAACTTCTTCTACACCATCGCCGATATCAAGTGAAGTCTGCTCTTCTTTGAACATTTCGATTGTGCCATCTGAATTCACAACATATTCAATATTTGGTTTCTTCGTTTGCTTATTTACTGGTACTGTGTATTCGATTGTTTCTGGTTGAATTACTACAGTCACTGTTGAGCCAAGAAACTCCGTTAAATTTTCAGTACTACCTCTCAATGATCCGTTGCTAACAACTAGTAATACTTCTGTGTTCCCATTTGATTTTGATGTTACTTTCTTTAATTCTGGTCTGAAATTCACCTGTTTTGTCATTTTATTTTCCCTCCATTAATTTCTTTTTTCTTCGTTCCGTTTGTCTTTTCCGCTGCTGTCTTGCTGATTCAAAGCAGTCCATTTCAATAAACTTATTGATTTTTGAATCGAACTTAGCAAATGTCACTGGAAAGCCATATCGATGAGCAAACATCTTCATTTTGAGCATAGAGATTGCATCTTGATAACCTTTGACATCAATCACTTTTTTCACTTGTCCATTCTCATAAATCACAAAATCAGCTCGGTAATAAATCGGTGCAATCTTACGATCATTGCATAGATAACCTTCTTGCAGCAGAACATTTTCTTGCATTGCACAGTAGGTCTCAGATAATGGCATGAAGCTCATACCGTTTCGTTTTAGTTTCATGTAATAACGAGCCTCTGCCTTTGAATCAAATGTGATGCCGTCTACTTCGTGCTTTTTGTTTCCGTATTTGCTTCTTGTTGCCATTTGCTATGCTCCTTCTTTAGTCTTTCGAGTCTTTCTTTCGAACGTCGTCCATTGTCATTGCATATTGGACAAGGTTCACAGGTTGACCATCCAAGTGATGTCTTATACCAAATAACTGTTTCATCGTTGCATTTTAAACAAGTCATTTTGCACCTCTCATCCATGCTTGGTTACTTTTCGGACAACAACACTCTTTTTTCACTGGCTTTGTCTTAGGTTTTGAAAATCGTCTTTTGGGTTTAATAACTTCGACTACTTCGCCGCCACAAACACTTGCAACAAGGTCAGCCTCTTCTTTAGTCGGGTGATGCTTAGCAAACTCAATGCTGGCTTCCCCTCGTCCTCGGCTATCTAAGTAGCACATTTTTTTCACTACAAAGGTCAAACTGGATTCCTCCTTTTGTCTGTCGTTGTTTTGAATACGGCTATGTTTCCTTTTGTCCCGTTCATTACACGAGAAAACACTCGCTCGCCGTATGCGTGTTTTAATTGCTTCGATGATAAATTGGTTGTGAATATCGTAGCTTTGTTTAGACGAGCTTCTGTGAGTGATGTGAGAACATCGACATCGTATGGTGTTGCTTGATTGTTTTCTTCCATTCGACCTAGCTCCGCACCTAAATCATCAATCACCACAAAATCTGTCTTTTTTATTTCAGCCATCAACGATCCTGTCACAGCTTTTCTTGCTTCTGGATCATTCATTGCAAACTTCAATTGCTCTAATAATTCTCGGTAGCTTATAAATGAACAGGCAATTTTATAATTAGATGCCCTCATCACTTCTTTGATCACTGCAGCACCTAAATGAGTTTTTCCAGCTCCTGTTCTACCAGTAATAACCGCGTGAATCGTGCTACCACTTACGATTTTTTTAGCCCATTCTTGAGCCATTCCTTTTATTTGTGTTGTTTCCTGATCGACTACTTTGTATCCATCAAAATCGAAGGTCCATATGGCATCATCTGTAATCATTGAACTGTTAAGCATTCGATTGATAGCATCCTTTTTCATTGCATCATTCGCTTTTTGGATAGCTTCTTTTTGATTTTTAGTTACCATTTCCCGATAACCACAAATCTTATTGATACATGTAGGACCGCATCGATCAGTACCATCTTTATTTTTTGTTTTCCAGATATACAATGGATCACCACATTTCGGACAATTATGATCTGTTGTTTTTAATCCGCCGTAAGGTGCAGCCATTGCACTTAGTTTTTTATCCATTACCAATCCTCACCTGTTTCTGGTAACTCATCATTAGAAATATTTTGTTGCTTTCTTTTATTTTTTTGGATAGCCATCTTATCGAAATGCTTTCTTAAGCTAGTCGGTGATAAAATCACTCCAGACCAGAAATCATTACTAGTAGCCCACACAATCATGTCTTGAACTTCTCTACCAGTTCGTTTGTCAGATTCAATTGTTAAACGAATCGTATTCGCCCATTTATCCAAATCAGGTTCCTTGATGTTTTGATTTTTTCGAATGAGTTTTAATAAAAGAATGGCTAATTTTTTATTTGGATCATCATCTGCGTACACGCGTTTTTTGCGTGTTGCGACATAATTATTATTCTTTTCATTCTTCTCATTCTTTTCATTCTTGTTTATGTTCAGTTCGTTGTCCTTTTGATGTTCAGCACGTTGTTCAGTCTGTTGTTTTTTTTCTTCCGAAAACCCTTGATAAATGGCGTAGTTATTGACTTTATACGTTGTTCCATTTTTCCTGCTTTTTTCAATGCTTATCATGTCATCTTCAACAAGTAGGCTTAAAAATTTTCTGACAGTATTTCTACTTACTCCCCAACGTTCAGCCAATTTTTGTTCTGAAGTAATTCTTTCCCCAACATCAACTTTTTTAAATGAACCATTAAAAAGAATTTTCTTTTCTTTGTGGTTGGCCATTAGAATTAAATCAAGCCACCACTTTAGATATTGCGGATTATCCCATATCCAATTTTCAGTTATAGAACGGTGAAGCTTGACCCATCCTTCAGCCATATAATCACCACCGTTCTATAAATCGTCCATACTAGTGAATCCAGTAATTGGAAGATTACCTCTACAGTACTCACATGTACCACAAGGCGTTGGTCTTTCTTCACCATTTTTCACTCTGACAATTCGCTCAATTTTTTCTTTTAATAAGACAAGTTCGTAATTCATTTTGTCTTGTTCAATGGTTATAAGTCTTGCTTCACTTGGTGTTTGTTTAGAAACTGCTGCAATAATCGGTGTAAACGTCTTTCCGTATTGCTGTAAAAGTAATTCCTGATATATAGCCATTTGAAGTACATATCCAAAATTAACTAGGAATGTTTCTCTTGATCCGTAATTTTCGTTCCATTTCCTCTCGTGCATGTCTTTGGTTGTTTTGATATCAACAAAATACTCATCCTCAACATTCAAGCAATCAATCTTGCCTTTCCATGTCGTTCCAAATAGTTCCCCAGTCACAATCGTTTCCTTTTCCCCTTGATAGATGTTCATGAACACTTCTTCTTGTTTAAGTCGATCAATCATTTGTTCAGCGATCTGGAAATCTTTCAATAATCCATAAGGCTTCCGACTAGAAAACATTTTGGATTTATTTTCTTCTTTGAACGCTTCATGTACTTCTTTTGACTCAAAATAAGAATGTACGTAGTTTCCTACGAGCAAAGCTTTAGGATCCGACGTCGGTGCCCAATCGCCTTTCAACTTTGCTAAGGCTGCGGCTTCACATTTTAAAAAGGATTTATATTGTGATGTTGACATGTACTGCCAGTCAGCTTCATTGGAGTAATAATTCTCATCAGAAAGGGTACTCATCGGCTTCAAATTCTGAGACATCATCTGCACCTTCCTCACGTCCGAAATCTGGAACATCTAATAATTCTTCTTGAATCGGATCGGTATCCTCATTTTCGATTAAATGTGCTTGTTCTATTTCTGGATGGCCAGGTACGTCAGCAATTCGAGTTACTTCATTTTGGATATCATCTGGAATCACAATCGGATCTGGTTCTTTTTGTATTGGTTCAGTAATCTTTTTATTTGAAAAGAATTTTTGCTCGAGAGTAGCCACTTTTTCTGTTTGTGGCGTTACATCTTTCCGATTATTGTCAAATTCATTTTCTAACGTATCTTTTGCAGCTTGAACTAATAAATCGTTGTCGTTGCTTGTGTTGATTAATGCTTTAGCTGCCCGATTGATTACTGTCCGTTTAGCCATCTCTTCTGGAAATTCCTTTTGCGGTCCGGAACCTTTCATTTTTGACTTCGCCCAGCTTTGGTCAATTTGCTTTTTCGTCATGACTGTTGTGGTCTCTTTACCATTCGTTAACTTGATAACTACATAGGCTGCAATGATTTCATTGTCTAAATTCTCAAATTTTGTTTCATGCTTTTTGACAACCATGTTTGGTCCATCCATTGCAACTTCAAACTCATCACCTTGTCGAACGACTACAGGCGTAATATCTGCCCCCCCAGTTACACGATCAAGGACCGCCATTGTTCCAAAATATGAACGCATTAGCTGAACCTTGTTTCCGTATTTAATGAAATAGCATTGTTTTTTTGCTGGAGATAACCCTTGAATAACCATGTCTAAAAGTGCATTAGAAATGGAGGTTTTCATTTCTTGATTGTTTGCAGCCATCTGCAACAAATTTCCTCCTGTATTATTAGTGAGTTCAAAAAAAGCACTTTTTAACGCATTTTGTGGACTGTAACCTGGTGGCATTTCTAAGCCCTGTTCTTGTAACCGACCAAGATTACTAATCACCTGCTCGTCTAGTGAACGTTGTGTTGTTTGTGTTAAATCATTTGCCATTACTAAATTCCTCCTAATTCAATCTTTGGATAATGTTGCTGAATATACTCTATAATTGCGTCTACTGGCACATAGCCTTCTTCTGTTAGATAGCAAGTATCACCTGGATATAACGGATTTTCTTGCCAATCAACTCCGATAGGACTACTTTCTTTTGGTGGTTGCTGTCTGGCACCTAAAGAATCAAAGTCTTTCATCGTGATCACCTAAAATTCCCAAAATAATTTGACACTTCCATCTTCACATTGAATATTTGAAACACCTTCGCTTTCTAGTGCTGCTAGAAATGATGGTGTAAATCCTTTTGAACAAACAGTGCAACTCGTTTGTCCATAGCTTGCTGCAGTCAAGATTTTTTCTTGGATATCTTGTTGCGCTTTGTTCATCATTACTTCGAATATTTCATCGCCTAGTCCTTTAACTGAGATCATCAGAATTTGATACCACCTTTCTTGCGGTCCATTTTCTCCGCAAAACTAAGAAATTCCTGGCACCATTCCTCAAACTCAGCATCTTCTTCGTCAATGTCAAACATACATCTTAAAGCACTGTGAGTTTCGCAATTGCAATTATTCTTCCGCAAGTCATATTTTGTTTTTTCATATTGTTGGTAAACACTTAATGCAACCAAGCCATCGTTTCCAGCTTGAGCAAGAGCAACTTCCCCTTTTTCATCGACTACACTAACTGACATTCCTAGATCATCATTCGCACATTCATGCGCTAACTTTTTGATTAAATTTTGGATTTTTTTATTCATTGTGATAAACTCTCCTTGATAGCTTATTTCTTTTGACACGACTATGCTTGCCGGCGGTCGTGTCTTTTTTTAGTTTGATATTCAGCTTCATCTAACCCTGCGAACATCCAAACGAGGTAGACAATTACCCCGATCAAAGCTTGTTTACTTCCCCAGACACTCAGCAGATAAATAATGATTGGCGCACTGAATACGATTGTTGTATTTAGTTTGTCCATAAATTCCCCTTCTTTACTGTCATTATTTCCGAACACTTACCCGATATTTTATTGTGCTAGAACCCATGCTCTACATTTTTCTTTGTCGTAAAATTTTTGATCGCCTATACGCCCGAATGGAAGTCCTTTATCTTCCCACTTACGAATAGTTGCAGTTGATACTCCGAAGTATTTCGCTATCTCTATTTGCTTTAATACACGTTTATCAACTGAGGCATCTCTTCTTGCTTTTGAAATTTCATCAGTTATGATTTCATGAATGTAGCTACGAAGTGCTGCCTCATTTTCAGGCGTTAAGATTACTTCCATAATCCTGAACCTCCTATCGAATTTTGAAATCCGCAATAATTTTAACGAGCAGCTGTTTTGCTTTTGGAGTATCAACCAATTTTCCTTCTAGATAATTACCGATATCTTGTTTAGGTATCCCATACAAAACAGCCAAATCGATTTTTTGAATATTATTTTCTTTTAAATATTGAAGAACTTTTTCTCTACCAACATTTGCATCAGGCATCTTTTTCACCTCGCTAATATATTTTAGTAAGATAAATAGTAAGTTTTTCTGTATAAAAACATTGACATATTTATACAAATATTCTACAATCAAAACATAGTTAAATAAGCCTATAACAAAGCTTCTTACTGCACTCGGTCGCCAAACTTAATGCTAGGAAGTGTGTTTTTTGATTTGCTTTTTTACTTACCATTTATCTTACAAGGATTATTATATACAAATTTACTACATTGTCAATTATTTTTGTAGATTTTTTGTATATCAAAACCTTGTATTTAACAGAAAGGTTGATACAAGTGGATTTATACGAAAAAATAAAAATGCTTGCGAATGAAAAGAAAATATCTATAAGACAATTAGAAGAAGCACTTGGATTCGGTAATGGGGTTATCAACCGCTGGAGAAAAAACAATCCTGGTGTTGACAAAGTTCAACTAGTTGCGAACTATTTCGATGTATCTGTTGATTACTTACTAGGACGTACTGAGAAAAAAAGATACTACGATTTAACTGAAAAAGACGAGCGTGATATTCAAAAAGAATTGCAGTCCTTAATCGACGATTTATCTAATGCTGATGGAATGGCTTTTTCAAAGAAAGATAGTGAAATGAGTGAAGCGACACGTGAAGCTCTTATTATTTCTTTGGAGAATGCGTTGAGAATAGCTAAGATAGAAGCTAAGAAAAAATACACACCTAAAAAATATCGCGATTAAAAGGAGTACGTTGTTTATGTATTTACCTCAAATTGATAACAAAATTAATAAGCTGGTAAAACTATATCAAACACGCAATCCTTTTAGAATTGCACGAGAATTGAAGATACTAGTTTTGGAAGAAGATTTGGGAGAAATTTATGGTTACTATAGTAAATTCAAACAAATAAAAATGATTCACATAAATTCTAATTTAGATGAAATGGGAAAATGGATAACTTGTAGTCATGAATTAGGCCACTGTGTTTTACATCCAAACGAAAATACACCTATGTTATCTAAAAAAACGCTAGTATCTGAATTAAAAATTGAAAAAGAGGCAAACTATTTCGCAACTCATCTGACTATTGATCCAACTTTAGACGGCTTTGATCATATGACAAAATATGAAAAGCTCGTCTGCTTTGGATTACCAGATGAATTCGATCGTTACTTGTGAATTATAATACAACGTAAGGAAGATGAAGATATAGATGAAAATAGGAATGAGAAAACCAAGTATAAAAAAATCTATCAGCGCTAGAACTACTGGGAAAGCAAAAAGAGCTGTGAAAAAAGCAGTAATTCCTGGTTACGGTAAAAAAGGCACTGGATGGATAAAAAATCCAAAGAAAGCAGCGTATAACAAAGTATATAAGAAAACCACCTTCAGTTTTTGGGATTTATTCAAATAAAAAAAGCCCGTGCTGGCACACGGACAAATGACCTTACTTCTAAGATCGTACATAAAAATCATATCATAGAAGCGAGGAATAAAAAATGAAAAAAATAATAACAAGTTTATTAGTTTTTGCTTCTCTATTACTTTTCACTGCTTGTGGTAAAAAAGTAACCACAGAAGATTTAAAAGCTAATGATTGGTTGATTGAAGCAACCAAAAAAGACGAACCCAATATGATCGCATCGTTTTCTGATCATGTTGTAACTTTTAGTGTTGACACAAGTTCTATGAAGTCAACCTCAAGTAACGACTGGGAGGCTATGGGAGAAGAATTTGCTAAAAGCTTAGTCGACCAAATGAATTACAAATTTGAGTACACACTTGAAGGCGATGTTATGACTTGGAAAGATGATAAAGACCAAGATAATGATGCCAAATATACCGTCAGTAAAGAAGATAAAAATATTATTTTAACTCCAGAAAAATCTAACAAATCTGATGATAAAGAGAAATTAGTTTTGAAACCCTACAAAAAGGAAAAAACTAAAGAATCTAGAACAGCTACTAGCTCAACAAGTAGCCACGAACAATTATCTTCGACTACAACAGAAAATACTGTTGCATCTTCTAGTACATTAGAACAAGCTGATATTGCGCAGAATACACCTTCTGAAACTAGTAGTACTTACTCTGTTGAAAGTATAGAAAACTATGCAGAAGCTGCTCCTAGTTCAAGCATTGAACAAGTTTCACCTACTCCTAGTTCAACGGAGCAATCAGTACCACAAGATTATGTACCAGCTAATCAAGCTCAACCCACAGCACCTTCTTCATCTGGAACTGAAACCTTGACTTTACAACCTGGGGAAGGACCTAAACAAATAGCTGAACGAGCTGGAATTACGGTAGATCAACTATTAGCGTTAAATGGTATGGATCCAAATAACTACATGCTTTATCCAGGACAAGAACTAAGAGTTAAATAAAAATACGTCCACTTAAGGAGGTGATGCCAGCTATTTTAGTCCGAACACTTACCCGAGCGAAAGGACGAAAAAAAATGGCAACATTCGAACAATACAAAAAGAAAAACGGTGAAAAATTGTGGAAGTTTCAAACTTATTTGGGAGTAGATCCCTTGACTGGCAAACAAGTGAGAACTACACGAAGAGGTTTTAAAACAAAAAAAGAAGCTCAATTAGCGCTGACCAAATTACAATTGGAATACGAAAGTAATGGTCTAAATAAGTCTAAAGAGTTAACTTTTCAAGAAGTATACGATCTATGGATTGTAAATTATGAGCAGACAGTAAAAGAAAGTTCTTTCGTTAAAACAAAAGAACAGTTTGCGAATCATATATTACCAGCATTTGGTGCTCTTAAAATCAACAAAATATCGATTGATATAGCTCAAAAGTTCGCTAATGAAAAGGTAAAAAAATTTGTGTTGTATAGAGAATTCATCAATAATGCTTCGCGTATATGTGATTATGCTATTAAATTAGGATATCTACAAGATAATCCTTTTAAAAAAATCACAGTTCCAAAAAGAAAGGTCTCTGTTCATGAAGAAGATACTTTAAACTTTTTTAATAAAGAAGAACTAGAAATCTTTTTGAAATCAGTAGAAAAGAAAAAAGATATTCGTATGTATTCTTTTTTTCGGACACTAGCCTTCACAGGGATGCGCGTAGGCGAGCTCTTAGCTCTCACATGGAAAGACATTGATTTTAACGATAATTATATCAAGATAAATAAAACTCTCGCCAGAGGAAAAAATAGACGCCTTTATGTAGAGCAACCTAAAACCAAAAATTCTAAGCGAGATATACCAGTCGATGATGAAACTATGAACATCTTGAAGAAATGGCGATTAGAACAAAGAAAATGGTTGTTAACATTGGGAATTAATACGTTAAGCAAAAATCAACTGGTATTTTCTAACCAGAAAAACGAATATCTCCAATTATCTAAGCCTCGTAAATGGTTAGAAGTGATTATCAAACAAAATAATCTTAAACGTATTACTATTCATGGTCTTAGACATACACATGCTAGTTTACTTTTAGAAGCTGGTGCAAATATTAAGGACGTACAAGAACGTTTAGGCCACTCGTCTATTCAAATCACTATGGATTTATATATCCACATTACAGACAAACGAAAAGAAAAAACAGCAGCGCAATTCGCAAAATATATCGGTATTTAA